AGAAGAAAAGATAGTAGGAATATCACGAGAATTATTTATAACATCGCCGTAAAAATTTCTACCATTACCCCTCATCGTAGCTATTTTTCTACCAGAACCTTCATATCCTGCTAATCCTAAAGCGTAGCTATTAGCTGGGCTAGAAGCATCGTATGATACTTTTTTAGTAAAATCAGTAGCACCAACTCTACGTGCAGAATTAATAACAACTGATAAATCTAAAACAAGTTTATCCAATGCCTTTTTAAAGTATGATAATAAATCATCTCCATTATCAACATTATCAATTATATATTCTTCCAAATCTAAATTTGTAGGACGCTTTATTTTACCAAGTAAATAAGGTTTAACCATTGGTTGTTTCATACTCATTTTATATAAATTATAAATTCCTTCCATTACTTTTGAGAGAATGGCTTGTTGTTTATCAGTAATTTTTGTGTAAGCAGGTTTTATTTTTGATGATAAAAAGAAGTCCATTTTTTGTATTTTTGCAATAAGAGAAAGTAATAAACTACTTATTGATTTTGGTATTGTCGGTTTATCTGTTTGAAAAGTTATATCACTTATATCATCAAAATCATCGTAAGGAACAGGTTTCGTCCAGTGTTCTGGAGAAGATACAATAGTTGAACTTCTATTAGTTCTTGAATTTGCTGTTGAGGAAGAACTTGGATAACTTGAACTATCGTCATCAGGGTCATTATCATCAGGGTATCCGTGAGGTATAGCTTGAGAATTTCCACTTGAAGAAGTCATACTAGAAGAATAACGAGGAGGAACAAATGCTGATGAAGGAAACATACTAACAGGAGATGAAGCGATTGAAGATGCTGGTTTATTTTTAGTTTTACTTCCTTTAGGTCTTCCTCTAGGTTTTTTAACTGGCGTAACAATATCTTCATCTTCATCTTCATCTTCATCTTCTTCAATAATTAATTTAGGTTTTTTAGATGCTCCACCAGAAATTCCACTTCCTTCTAAACCTTGATAAGTATCAATATTTGTTCCAGCAAATTGAGCTATTCTTATTAAATCTCGTTCAACATCTAAATACAATTGTCCTAATGTGTCTATATTAACACTTAAGTTTCTTTCACTTTCCATTGCCGATAAAGTCTTCATATCAGGGTCTAAAATAGGATTTTTCATATTAGCCAAAGAAATAGTCTTAATCTTTTTAGAAGCATTAATAATACTATCGGGATTGAAATCTAACGAATTTCTTCTTGGAAGTAACGGCATATTATATAATAATATAATATTATTATTTAATTAAATTATTTAATCTCCTTCTTAATTTTAATATAGATTGTGTTGTTTTACATATTTAGAAGCTTCAGGTAATGATAAGCCGTGTTTTTTCATTATTTCACTAACAATTGCTCCTCTAGCAGACTTAGGTCTTGCTCCACCTTTTCCAGCAGTATAAGATTGTAATGCTGGAGGATAAACAGAAGAATGAAATTCAGCTGGAACGTCACGAAGCAAGACACCTCCTTTCTTTTTAGGTCGTCCATATCTGTTAATTAAATCATTGCTTGGGTCTTTAATTTTGGAAAGGTTAAACGCACCATATTTTGAAACAGATGGTTTTTTACCTACCATTGCTTGAATAAATCCAGATTTTCTTGAACCAGCATATCCAAGTTCATCTTCACATTCTTCGTCACTACTACTTCCACTATCGTAACCAGCTCCTTTTAAGAATTCTTCCAATGCTTTTTTGCCTTTAGGAAGCAGCTGTTTTTCAGCTTCAAAAAATTCTTTTGTTACTCTTCCTCCTTGCTTGGCTTTAAAACCTTCTTTAACACCTTCTTTAATACCTTCTTTAGCTAATATCATACCAAAATCTTTAGCAATAGGAGAAGCGTCTTTGAAAAGCTTTTTAGCAGACATTTTTCCTCCTTGCTTGGCTTTAAAACCTTCTTTAACACCTTGTTTAATACCTTCTTTAGCTAATATCATACCAAAATCTTTAGCAATAGGAACAGCGTCTTTGAAAAGCTTTTTAGCAGACATTTTTCCTCCCTTCACCTTAGACATTTTAGAAGGTAATTGAGTTGAACGATATACCTCGCCAGTAGCACCAATATGATAAGCACCTCCTTCTACGGGGTCATCTTCTTTATCTTGTAAAAAATTAGTTTCACCGAAATCAGTCCAAAATGTCGTCCCGAGAGTTTTAGGTATTCCAGAACTTCCTAAATGTCCTACTGATAAAGAAGCGGGATATGAATAATTAGTTGAAGATGGTAAAACAAAATCTCGCTGTCTTTTCCCACCAAAAAGGGTAGGCTGTGGGATATTGTCAATCATATTCTCAATATTTCCAAGCATTTTTGAAGAAATAATTCTGTTGTAATTTTCCATTATATAATTGTATTAGAAAATAAAATTAATGTAGATTTACAATAATATCTAAATCTTATCCTCGTAAAATTTCTCTAAATTGTTGTCTAATACAAACTTTTTCCAAGCATTATACGCCTCTTCTTCTGTATTAAACCTACCTAAAAACTTTTTCTTTCTTCCAAATAATTCTTTACACCAAATTTCAGCAGTCCATTTATTTCTACTTTTTTCAAAAAAAACACCTTTATATTTAGAACTAGAGCCTGTCATTTTCTCTCTGTTTCTTAAATTTTCACTTCTGCTACACCATCTTAAATTAATTAATCTATTATCTAAGCTATTTCTATTTCTGTGGTCTATTTCCTTGTAATTATTCCAATTTGGTAAAAAGTGTATTCCTACTAACCGATGAATAAAAAATCGCTTACGGATATTATTTTTTTTTTTATATAAATCAACTGTTAAATAACCTTTATTATTTGAAATACCTTGTTTTAATTGATTTTTTTTATTATTCTTAACCTGTCCTAAACTGCTAATAGAATAATTAGGATAATTATTAACCACTCTCCAGTGTTCTTCCATTATATTATAATTGATTATAATTGATTATAAGATAATGCTTTTAAGTTATTTGAATTTATATTTAAGCAAAATGTTTTGCGAGTTTAGATGCGGATTTCTTGTTTCCACTGATTGCGCCCCCTGAAAGCGCTCCAGCAGACATTGCTCCAGCAGACATTGCTCCAGCAGCCATTCCACTTTTAGCCATACTCATTCCTCTGTCCTTAACCATTTTCATCACATTACCCATACCTCTATTCATCAATTTTCCACCTACCATACGCTTGTATTCAGTGCTATCAAGGTGTGCGACTGGGTTTTGTTCTTTAGTGCGTAATACCTGTTCCTTGGTTAAAATTCCCGTAAATATTTGAGAAGTTCCCTGTTGAGTTGCGAAGATACCGGAATTGACAGTTACGATACAAATTTCAGGAGCAATAACATCAAAGCCATATTGATTATAGACTTCCATATTAAATTGGAATTGATATTGGCCGAGACTTGAACTTGCAAGGAAAGAGGGAAGAGAGAAATCATATACGGGATTGAGAACAAGAAGAGAACCAGTTGTAGCAACTGTATCAACTCCACCAGTAACATTATCATTCACATTTGCCTCACCCAAGAACTCGTAGAAAGATTGAGAGCTGCCGTTACGGAAACTTAAATTATAAAGGTCTTGAGTTGTTGCTGACGCAAGAAGACCAGAAGCATTGTTGAAATTGACACGAATATTACGAATACTTAAGAAAGAACTAGAATAATTTTGGTTTTGAGAAGTCATTGGAACTCGTGCAGTAATTAAAATCATATCAGGAACTTGATTGAGCTGAATAGATTGAGAAGTGAGTGTAACAGATTGCTTGGTAGGAACAGTCGTTCCAGAAGCGAATGTGCTAATGTAACGTGGATAGTCTAAATAAGGCACCACATTTTTCGTAGAAATCTTAGCATATTGCTCTGGTTGAAGAGACAAGAAATTAAAGAGTAATCTAGTATTGACAAAACCAGTTTGTTGAGAGGCAAGAGGAACTCCAGCAGGGTCTCTTGGAGGAATTTGAAATCCAAGTCCAATCTTGCTAATGAAACCAACGAGAGCGTTTCCACCGCTAACAGCGTTATTAGCTGTAGAGAAAAGACGCTTACAAGTGCTATCAACATTGAGAACCATACTCATATTATTAACACCAACGAGACCAGCAGAATTTTCAGGCTCACAATTGATGAAAGGAGACAAAGCAAGGAAGGGTTCAGTCAATGAAGTAGTGATAGAAATAATCCAAAAATCATTAGCACCAACGCAAACAGGAGAATGGTCTTGCCAAGCACCAGCGGCATTATATCTGTCAATAATTAAAGTATCAAGTTTAAATGAACCACGAGGTTCAAAGCATTCATCGTAACCAGCATTGTTATAAGAAGCTAAAGGGTTGTTATTAGAGGCAGGAGCATCTCTATATTGTCCCCACGCACTGTCAGGAAGAGAAGGTGTTTGACTATTGTAACGAGATAAGGTGCGTTTATCATTCATTCTCATCAACATTGGTAATACATCTTGTAAATTTGTAGAAACAGATACATTGTTAATAGTAGTTTGAATAGTAGTAAAAAGAGAATTTAGGGGAAATGCTTGAAGAGCATCAGTAAGACCATATTGGAAACACTGTTGTCCAATAGGAACATTATTTACACCAGCCCCACCGAGAGTAAGTTGAAAACTTAACTGAGAAGCTAAAAGTAAATGTCTATCAATGACAATATTTTCACTAGGAATTTGAATATTAAAGGTAATAGAAGAGTTGGAAGTGCTTACAGCTTGAAATTGCTGATAAGTAGATTGGGCGGCTGAAGATTGAACTCCAAATACTTCAGTAGCAGTAATATCAGCAATACGAGCATCTTCAATCAATATGGTGCGAAAATCCGACATTTATATAATAGATTTAGATAATATTTTTTTGATAATTTGCTAAAGTATTTTCCTCAATATATTTATTATAAGTCAAGGCACATTCTAATTCTGTTTTATAATATCCTAAACTTATACACTTTTTATTAACTCTAATTTGACAACGCCAATCACGTCGCTTTTCACTAAAATAAGCACCTTTATATTTACTTTTTCCCCAAATTCCTCTATTTAAACAACTCTCTAATGGAGTAGCCATTCTTAAATTATCAATACAATTATTAAGTTTATTTCTATCAATGTGGTCTATAAATTTAGTTTCATCAAAATTGTCTAAAAATGCTTCAGCAATACGACGATGAAGTCTTGAACTTTTTCTAAACCCTTCTTTAAATAATTGAACCACTAGATATCCGCTTTTGTGTATAGAAGGTTTAAGAATTGTATTTTTTTTAATGTTCTTAATATTACCTAAATTACTAACTGAATAATTTGGGTAATTGCTTAAACTTCTCCAAGTTTCTTCCATTATAATATACATTCAGCAAATCTCTTTAAATAGTTACTCCTCAGTATATTTTTTTGTAAAAAGAAACTTAATTGTTGCTGTTGAACCAGAAGACAACCTGAAAGGTATAAGTTCGCTTACTCTATTTTTATAAAATACTTCAACATCTAAATTATAAAGAGGAGTATTTCCCATTAAACTGACTAATCTATATTGAGCGGTTGGATTATAAGTAATAGAAGGTTTATAATTACCCTCTGCACCGACAAAATCAGTAATAACTTGAGAAATATTAGCATTATTACCTCCACTACTAAACCTAGCTCCATTAAAGAACAACAAAGGAGCTGAGACCTGATTAGGAACAATAGGTAAAGTATTTGAAGTGAATACAATAGATGTTATAGGTGTCCAAACGGATATAGTGCTGTGTTCCTGAATAACTTGAATTGCTTGATAAGTTGGAGAAACTGGTGGGAAATTGATTAAATTTGAACCTCCTAAAGATGTTGTTGCTATTCTTATATTTTTTCCTAAAGAAACAGAACTTAATCCGTAAATTATAGCAGGAAAGCTGCTGAATAATTGGTATAAATTAGAGTTCATATAAATTTCAATGCGATTTGCTACACTATCATTATATCCAGCATTATCACAATTGATAATAGCTGTATTGCTAGTGGTATCCCAAGTCATTACGGGAGCATTAGGACTTGGTAGCACTAGACCAGCGGCTACAACTAAAGCATCTAATCCAGCGTAAGCACTAATAAGAGCCTTATTAAGAAGATAAATCCAATATTGTGTGTTGTATATATCGTAATATCCAGTAGAAGAATTCTGTAGTTTATTATCTGTTTGAGAGGGAGGTGCAGGGACAATGGTATCTAAATCTTGAGGTTCAAAAATGACAAATTGGCGAAAATTAAACTGTTGGAATGGAGCAACAGGATTTGTATAAGATAATGTAAATGAATATAAAGTTAAATCACGATTACCTTGGTCGGGTTGAATTTGAGGTTGAATAATTGGTAATGTAGTTGTATCTAATGTAAAACGAACAATGCTTAAATAATAACTTGCTGGGTCTAGGATAAAGGGGTTATTTCTAGTTTCGTTAAAATATAAAGTTGGTGGAGGTTGTTCTACACTACTGAGATTACTGACTACAACATCATAGTAAATTTTATTCGCAGAGGCTTGTTGTGTAAATGACATTTCTTATAGTTTATAATGAGATTATTATTTTAAAATAATATAATAATTTTGCTAAAATCTAAAAAATATCGATGGGTTCGGTAATATACTATATATAACCAATTGATAAGGTGGATTTTAGATTATTACAAGTATAAATCTAATCAAAAATGACTTAAAGATAATATATATAGATTTCAATAGGTAAAAATTTTAAAATTTTTACCTATTGAAATCTATATAAGACCATATATCGTTAGATTTCTCTCGGTAATAATCTAGATTTGTGATTTATTGATGTTCTTATACTTTAATAATATATATTTTCATATTTTACATTAGATTTGTGTCGGTAATAATCTTGATTTGTGATGTATTGATGTTCTTATACCCAACTGGCTTCTTTTCAATTGGAATTCTTAATTGAGGGCGTATATGGTCTTGTTTTCCAATAAGTATAGCATTGTGCGAAGCTTGATTACTTGATTTTGATTTCCAGAGATTGCCTAAAATATCCATATAGAATATAATTAGATTTTTATTTTATATAATTTGTTTTAAATAAAGAAATTATATTTTATTTATATCAATTGCTATTATACTATACTACCTAATACGTTTTTGAATAATTTGTTCCTGACATTCCATATACAATTAAAAACTGTAGAATAACATTCACATTATTACCTGTTGCTTTTGTAAGCGTCCAAACAAAATTAGTGCTTGTAATTGATGAAATAATAATTTGATTAATCGCACTTGATGTTCCAGCTGCATCATACGTTCCGCCTGAACCAGTAAATCCGTAATAAATGGAAGGAAAAACGGAGTAATTAGAAGTGTTTAATGCATTGTGGGCTAAAGTCATTGTTTCAAATCTTGTTCCATCATCACCTCCTAATGAATAAGTAAGTATTTCAAAACAAGGAACAGCTGTAGCAGATAAAGAAGGAACAGATGGGATTATTCTACCTCCATTTCCAACAGGGGAATATTGAGCGACACCATTTACGAATTGATGTGATTGACCGTATTGTAAAGTTCCTGTCCCTACATATTCAGTATAATTTGTAGGATTGTCACCAGCACCACCAGCACCAATTACAACAGTTGTATCAGTAATTCTTACACCATTGGTAGTAGCACTATCACAAGTAATAGCGAGTGATTGAGTTGTTGAACTAGCAGCAATAACAATATCTCCTGTTTGAACGATTGGATTTTTAGCATTATTTGTGGCGTTTGGTAATATCTCCAATCCTTCTCCTCCAACATTATCACAGATGGTTAATGCTACGGCTGCTGATTGTCCTGAATTTGAATTTATAGCAGTAGGTTGTAGCTGATTACCATTAAAAGTAAGACCTATAGCAACTTGATTTATTTCACCAACGAAATTAATTACATTACCTGTTGGTGTTAATTCAATTTGATTAATTACTTCTAAAGTATTGACACCTTTTATATCTAAATTTTGAGCGTCATCTCCAGATGTTAAAACTTCTTCTAGGGTTGGAATACCTCCTCCACCAGTATATGCAGTATCTTGTATAGTTCCATCAGCAAATTCTAATGGTTTTCGTATAGAAACAACATTTAAGTCAAAATCTCCTTTTTGGATTGAGTTCGCAACAGACATTATATACTTATATTAGATTAATTTTTTTACTAATATAAGTTATTTACTTTTTTTATAAGCCATCGGCTTCACCTTATAAAATTGGTTCTTCAATTGGTTCTTCAATTGGTTCTTCAATTAGTTCAACTTTTTTCAAGTCTGTAATAGGAATATAGATATGTATTTTTTCGTCCCAAGCCTCACCTAATCTACTAAATAATCGGGTTTGATATCTTCTAAATTGAGATGTATTGTATTCTATATAGTATAAACCATCAATAAAATTAAATAAAAGTATTACCTTTTTTGATGTAAGTTTTTGTGTCTTATTTTGCGTAATCATTGTTGTAGGATATTTGGAATAAATATTTGTGCGACTTTTCACTTCATATTCAGTCTCATCATCGTAAAAGTCAAAATCGTCATATTTATTTGGATATTGCTGTATATCTCGTTTGAAAAATTCTCTCAAAAGTTGTAGTATATCAGCTTCTTTTGATTTACCGAATTGATAGGATTGTTCCCAATGAACCATTTTATAGTATGTATAGATAAAAAAATATTTATAAATTAAGAAATCTAAATTAATAGTTTTCCTAAAGTTTTCTTCTAACAATATATAAATGAATAAAAGACAAAAAGAGCTTCTTATCAAAAAGTATGAAGAAGAGTTAGCTAAATTGTTTAGTGATGCAGATATTCAACGAAATTTAGGAGCTGGTAAAGTGATGAAATACAGCGAATTAGCTGACTACAATGATATAAATCAACTTTTACCAAATGATAAAGATTTTAAAGTTATTTTAACAGAACAGCAATACAATCAAGGACATTGGTGCTGTATAATGAAATATGGTAAAAATGGTAATATTATTGAATGGTTCGATAGTTACGGGGTAAAACCCGACGGACAATTTAGATATATTAATACCATTTCCAAGCATCTTTTAGGACAAGGAGGTAATCCTTTAACAAAAATGTTGAAAGAAACTAAACGCAAAGACCAAAAGGTGTTTTATAATAAACGAAAATTTCAAACAATAGATGATAGAGTTAGCACTTGTGGAAGATGGTGTGTAGCCCGTATTTTAGCAATGTTGGTTGGATATGAATTAGACGACTTTATTAATAAGGTTGATGAAAAAGTTGAAGAAACAGGCAAACCTCCTGATATTTTAATATGTGATTGGATTTCCTGATAGAATAAGTTTTAGCAAAATATTATAAAAAAAATATAATATTTGAGTATATTATAAAATGAGTTACATTTCTTGTGAAAATTCTGCTTTAGTTCAACCTGTTCCTTCTTTTTTCCCTGTTGGTAGCGTTGGTTATACATTTGAACCCACAATTAATCTTGTTACTGTTGCCTCTGGAGCATTACTTCAACCAATGGCTTCTCTAGTATTACCTAAAGGTATTTGGGCTATTACTGGAACTTTACATATTGATGTTGGAGCAGAAACATTGACTGGTAATACTGGTATTGCCAAAAATGCAACTGTATTTTGGCGTTCTCAAAATCAAACAGGACAAGATGGAATTTCCATTTCGTTAAGTGCTGTTCTTTCAAGCAGTGGAACAGATGCTCTTACTATTCCAATGACATATGTTTCATCGGGTGCTACGGCATATGGTGTGTCTGCTTCTCCTCTTTCCAAAATACAAATAACTCGTATTGCTTAAATTATTCGCTTTCTTCATCTAAGGCGAAGTTAAGTCGGGACGAACCCTTGGCCGACGGCTTATTCATCTTTACCACAAGAATGACAATAATAATTTTGTCCTACATTAAACATCATATCTTCTTCATTTAATGTTTTTTTAGCACATTTACAACATTCAAATACTTGATGTCCTAAATAGATTGCGTAGCACCATTTACATTTTTCATCGTAATTAGCGTATTCATTTAGGGTAATATCACAAGAGCAATCTTCACAAATTAAATCTTTTTTATATTTCCTCACCATCTTATATACTATACTACCAAATTCTCTTTAAATTCATTTTTATATATAAAAAAATTAATCTAAATTAACTTCATCTAAAACTATTATATCATCTAGTTAGAGGTAGAATATTTATTAATTGTTTCTCACCACAAAAGAGATATAGCTAGAAAATTAGGACTATATACATTTGTCTTCCAATCTCCTTTAATATTTGATGCTCTTTTTAAATAAGAATTCCTGCGGACTTCATCGTGATGTTTCGTAAAATCTTCGTAACCTTGTTTTTTATTTTTTGTATCCAACATTTGACCGAAATAAACAAATTTACCTGTATTTTCATCTTGAATTTGATATTTCTTTTCTTTTTTATCACTCTTATAAACAATCGCATCATTTCCGTAAAGTTGAAATGCTTTCTTTTGAACTTGTTTTGGATTACTATATTTATATAATGCATCATCTCCTGCTACTTGATTTGCTGGTGTTAAATGTAAAGCATTTATCCTTTTCATTTCTCTTCTCAAATACTTTGATTGTTTTACATCTTTTATATCTCCAATACCTTCTTGTTGATGTTCTTCTAAATGTCTCACTACATCACTATAATTATCACTTACTTTTTTATATCTCTTACCTAAATCACTTTGAAGTTTTGGAGAGATTAATTGAGAATGACTACCACCACCATATATTTTTTTTAAGAGCGAATAACCCTTTGGTTTTGATTTTACACATTCATCATCTTCCGTATCACTTTCTTGTGCTTGTTTTACACCGTTTTCTGTAGGGTGTGTATTTTCCCAATAGGGTTTATCCTCATTGTATTTTATAATTTTTCTTGATTTAGACGAAAATATTTTCGCTTTATCACCTTCTTTATTCATATATTTAGAATAGATATTATTTTTTTATTAATAGATATATAACCAAAGGTAGTTTCATTTATATTATATAAATATATTATATAATGCCTAAAATACTTAATCCAGATATTTACAAAATAGCAAGATTAATAGCTAATGAAAAATATTCAAAACCTAGTGCTTATAAAAGTATGTTTCTGGTTAAAACTTATAAGGAATTAGGAGGACAATATGCTGATGATGGAACACCGAAAAATCTTGATAGATGGAAAAAGGAACAATGGAAGGATATTGCTGGTTTAGATTATCCAGTTTATAGACCAACAAAAAAAATTAGCAAAAAAACTCCTTTAACTGTTAGCGAAATTAAACCTTCATCACTTGTAAAACAAAGTATTTTAAAACAATATATTAAAGGTTCTAAAAATCTACCTCCATTTGTTAAGGCGAAGCCGACGGCTTATAAGAAAGGAGGCAAACGCACAGCAAAAGAAATTAAGAATTTTTTAGATGCGTCTTATCAAGATAACCCACCTGAAAATATTGATGACTTTATTCTAGATAATCAATTATCAAATGATACTGTAAAAGTATATTATAATCCTAAATCTAAAGAAGCTGTTGTTATTCACAGAGGAACAAAAGGATTAACAGATTGGGGGAACAATCTTGCTTACGCTCTTGGAGTGTATGAATATACACAAAGATATAAAAAGGGTAAAACAATTCAAGATTTAGCTGAAGCTAAATATGGTAAAGAAAATATTTCAACTCTAGGACATTCACAAGGTTCAATCTTATCTAGAAAACTTGGTAAGGATACCAAAGAGATTATAAATGTAAATCCTGCTTATATATTTGAAAATCCTGCTAAAAATGAGTATAATATTCGTAGTTCTAGTGACATTGTAAGTGGGTTATTTGCTCCTGTTGCGAAAACAAGAGAAATACTTTTCCCAAAATATAGTAAGTCTCGTGATATTACTATTCCTTCTAAATCTTCTATTGATGTAGTAGGAGAACATTCTTATAGTATTTTAGAGAGATTAGGAGAAAAAGAAATAGGACAAGAAAATAAAAGACAAGAAAATAAAATATCTAATAATGATATAATGAAAGATACAAGACAATTTGGATTAGACGAAAAAATAAAACAATTGGTTTTTTTAGGAATTCCTCAAGATGCTGTTGCTTTATTACTACATACTGGTAATCTAGAAATTGTTTGGAATACTTGGATTTCAGGACAAAATATAAAACCTCTACTTTCGCAAGTATTAAATAGTTTAGAACCACAAAAATCTAAAAAAATATCATTTAATTTGAACCCATCAAATACTGATGAAGACCCTCTAAAAGAAATGAGCGAACCTTATAATGTGGAAGATGCTCTTGCACCTGAAAGTGAATTAGTAGAAGGTGGTATGAGAAGAGGTATAAGCCGTCGGCTTCGCCTTAGGAAAAAAAGAGGTGGAGGTGCTGGAACATCAACTCAAGTGACAGAGACAGAAGAAGCAAGATTTCTGCGAAATCTAAACATTATAGAACAAAGACTTACACGAAATTTAGAAGCGTATAATCAAAGTCCAACCGATGAATTAATACCTGAAATTAATAGGGACTATAATAATAGAAATAGGATATTAAGATACTTAAATAGAATAAGGGGTATTCGTGATGATAGTATTCCAACTGAAGATGTAGAATTTACAACAGCACAAATAGAAGGAGTAACTCCAGAGGTAACAGCACGAAGAGCAAATTCACAAGATGATATGGAAGAAGCAATATCTATAGCAGAACCTGTAGGCAGAGGTAGGAAAAAAAGAGGTGGAGGTGCTGGAGCATCAACTCCAGTGACAGAAGAAGAAAGATTACAGCGAAGTCTAAACATTATAGAACCAAGACTTATACGAAATTTAGAAGCGTATGACGCGTATGACCTAAATCCAAGAGATGAATTAATACCTGAAAGAAATAGGATGTTAAGAGACTTATTAATACCTGAAATTAATTGGGACTATAATAATAGAAATAGGATATTAAGAGACTTAAATAGAATAAGGGGTATTCGTGATGATAGTATTCCAACTGAAGATGTGGATTATATAATTCCAATTTTGACAACAGCACAAATAGAAGGAGTAACTCCAGAGGTAACAGCACGAAGAGCAAATTCACAAGATGATATGGAAGAAGCAATATCTATAGCAGAACCTGTAGGCAGAGGTAGGAAAAAAAGAGGTGGTATGATTGTAAATAGAGGAACAAATCCTTACGGAGTAAGAGGTGGTAGAAGAAGTATTCTTGATTTACCTAATGAAGTTTTTAGAAATATAATAGAAAATTTAAATATAGCGAGTTTAGTTAATTTAAGTCAATCATTAACATCAAATCAACACCCTCACTCAACAACAAGAAGACAAATGGTTAATGACAGAATAGATTTTATAAGGTCTCAAAGTCCTCCTCCTGAAAATGTTATTCCTACTGGAGCTACTGGTCGTGGAATTGGTAGAACTTTTAAAAAAATGGGTAAATCATTTAAACCGATTTCGAAGGCTCTTGGTAATGTAAATCTAACAGTAAATAAAAATCTAGCTAAAGTCGGGACGGCAGTTAATCCTATGACGTATGCTCTTGGGAATAAGGATATTAGAAATACAATGATTAAATCAGGTGAAATAACTCACGATTACCTCTTACCTGCTGTTGTATCAGCTGGTAAGCCTATTTTTGATGCAACAGCAATGGTAGGCTCAACAATGCTTACAGGTAA